TATGCCCCTTGCCAGGTTGCACAAAAGAATGGTGTCAAAGCATTCGGTCAAGCATCAAATCAATATGATTTTTGTCCTGAAGCACACATGACAGCAATCATTGATGAATGGGGTCCATACTATGTTGCTAGAGCCAAAGCATTGGCAGAAGGCACATGGGAATCAACTGACACTTGGAAAGGTTTAGCAAGTGGCATGGTTGAGATGGCGCCATATCGCAACATGCACCCAGACACAAAGTTTGAGGCAATCAAGATGCAAAAAGAACTGACTGAAGGCAAAATGCATTCATTTGAAGGACCAATATACAACCAAGCAGGTGAATTAATGGTACCAGAAGGTGAAGTAGCACCAGATGGCATGTTACTTGGTATGAACTGGTATGTTAAAGGCATAGACGGTACAGTACCACAATAAACAATTCATAAGGGCGGACTTGTTCCGCCTTTAAATATGACTGATGCATACAAGAGAAGAAAATGGTTGGTTAGTGCCACACTTTGAACAACTACTTTCTGGATCATGCAGACCTTCTTTCCATGTTGCCTATCGCGACTGGGATCACATCAAAACAACAATTTTTAACATGGACGACAAAGAACGTCACACTTTTATTGATGCTGGAGCCAACATAGGACTGGTAAGTGTTCCTGCTAAACAATATTTTAAAAGAGTGTATGCAATAGAGCCACATCCAATCACTGCTGAATGCCTTGAGAAAAATATGTCAAACGAACAGTTTGGAATGACATCTGGCAAATACAAAGTAATTCAAGCAGTAGCAGGCAGAAACAAAGGTACAAGTGAATTGTACTGTCCTCCAAATCCAAATACCAGTGGCTATATGACCACTAAACGTCAAGAAAACTGGACTATGCAAACTGTGCCACAGATGTGTATCGATGGACTAGGATTACCGAACTGTGATTTTTTAAAATTAGACGTTCAAGGATCTGAACTTGATGTAGTGCTGGGAGCAGAACAAACCATTAAGGCATATACTCCTTTCATATATGTAGAAACAAAAGAAGGCAGTGAAGCTTTAGATTTATTGTTAAGTTGGGGTTATGTTAAATTACACTCCTTTAAAAAAGGGCATGAAGTACTAAATCACAAAAGAAGAAGATTAAATTGATAAATACATTGAACGCAGAGAAAGTATCTTCGAGAATAAGAACTGCGTTTTTTTTATGACCGACGCCATACAAAATACATTCTGTCGTTGGAGTCATTACGCATATCCAACATTTGTAATTTGAAATGCGATGCACAATTTGTTATGAAATTTGCATCCCAGTGATAAAAATCAATCCATTCAGATTCAGGCGGTTCATGTTTCACGCCTGGGTTGACTCTAAAAAACATTGTGCCACCTTCTGCACATAAACTTACGGCATGTTCAAGTTCAGCAAATATTTTGTCGGTTGATCCAAAGTTGATTGATCCTAGCACAATTACAACATCAAACTTTTTTTCTGGTTTGTATTCGAGTATAGGTAACTGAATGTCTGCATTTTTATTGTATGGGTCAACCCCAGTGAGATTTGGAATCTGTTTTTTAAATTCGTTGTAACCACAACCTAGATCTACCACTGAACGTGGCTTCAAATCATTTATTTCTTTAACAACGTTCAAACCACTGTATTTGAATTTTTTTGTCTGTGGTTGCCATATTTCTCCAAAGTATTTGGCCAACACTGCTTCATCTATTTTGTCAGTCAGTTCTGATAAAGTGCCAGTGGTATCCATTACAGTTACATCAAAAGTGGCTTGAATTAATTGTCTCAACTTTAATGAATCACGCAATGTTTGTGGTGATGTCTTAATTACTCTTTCAAGTTCATTTAATATTTTTAAGTTCATGTTAAATTATTGTAACATCATTTGCATATGATGTGTATCCATTTTCTTTCACAACTGTTAATACATTGTTTACTCTGCTTTGCAATTCATCTTTGTGTGATATCAAAAATATGTTTTTCTTTCTTTCACGAGCCATGTTTTTCAAAATACTTATGGCGTTCTCAACACCATTGGCATCTAATCCATTGTCTATCAGCTCATCAATAAACAACAAATTAATTGTGTGATACAAGTTTTCCCACACATCTCTAAATGTCCAACTTAGACCCAGTATCAATCTGTTGCGTTCACCTCGAGATAGGTTGTCAAAGTCCAAGTCTCTGCCAAGTTCTGTTATTTCAACGGTCAAATCATTTTGGAATACAACCTGATGCGGCAGACCCATTGACAACAAATATTGTTGTAAACGTTGATTCAAGAACTGTAAGTTTTGATCAATAATACGTTTACGCACAAATGAATCTTTGGATGTCAACAGTTTGTACAAAAAGTCTTGATGTTCTTGCAATTTTTGTAATCTGTTGATTTGTGTGTAGTTGATGTCTTGTAGTCCAGTTTTTTCAAGTTCTTCAATTTGTTCTGTGTATGGATCTTGTTCGTTGGCCTTTTCGTCTAGTTCTTTACGCAATCTTGCCAGGTGACTTTTGTGATTGTATGCCTCTTCGGCATCATCATAATGTGTGTTTGGTTTGATATTTTCTTCACCAATTGTTTTGATATCAGTCACAATGCTAGATAATTCTGTTTTCAAATCATCGATGTTGGTTTGTATTTCTTGTTTTTGTGTGTTGGAATCTTCTAGCAAGTGTTGATGTTTTTCATCACCTATGGCTTGTTCACAGGTTGGACATATTGGTTGTTCCAACGTTTTGAGCGATGCAGTGATCTTATCAATCTGCTTTTGTGCAGATGATATTGACATTTCATTTTTTGCTTTGTTGTTTTCCAATGTGCGTCTTGTTTGATGATTTTTATTCCATTCATCTAGTTTTTTGTGATTAACAATTTCGTCATCAATATCAACCTGTTCCATCACTGATATCTTGTCATGCAGTTCTACCACACGTCCATCACGTTGATCACGCCACATTTTTTGTCTACGTCTTGTGCTGTCTATGGTTTCTTGTATCTTTTGATTGCTTTGTTTGATTGCATCTATTTTGTATTCTTCATCTTTGATTTCGTCACGTGTGGCTCTTTGCAATTCTTTCAATGCTTCTGACTTTTCCGACAACAATGTAATCCCAAGCAACTGTTCGATAACTTCACGCTGATCATTTGGCTTCATAGCAAGGAATGGTTCTGTGTATGTGTTCAGTGCCAGTATGTGCTTGAACATTGTTGGTGACATGCCAATCAATTTGGTTATGTCTTCTTGCGTAAGTCTTGAGTCACCTTGTGCTTCATCTGTTATTTCTTGTTCTTCATCTCCAACATAGTACTTCAATAGATTTGGTTTACGTCCACGTTCAATTTTGTATTGCACACCATCTTTTTCAAATTCAACTGTGACCAACATTGCTTTGTTGTTAGTCTTGTTAATGAGATTGTCTTTTCTTATTTTAGTAAGTGCTTCACCATACAGTGCATACGACAGTGCATTTACAATGGTTGTCTTTCCTGTACCATTTCTTGCACCAACATCATCACCACCCAAGTCTAAGTTTTGTCCTAGCACCAAGGTCAGTTGGCTTTTGTTAAATTGCACTGCTTGAGTCTGGTTGCCCACACTCATAAAATTTTTTACTGTGATTGCATTTACATTGATCATAGATCTGTATAAATTTTCCTTAACAATTCTTTATCAAATGAATCAGATTCAATTGTGGCCAATTGGTTTAACACAATGTTGTCTACTGACTCAAACTGCACTTCAACTCCTTCGTTGGTATCTTCAATCAAACTTTTTGGATCTTGCATGATAGACAGTTCACGCAAATTGTATTTGTTTATAAATTCTTCTTTCACAAAATTAAGTTCTTCATATGTTACTTCTACATCCAACACAACTCTCACATGCATTTCTGGTTTTAATATTTTGTCTGTGTTGTTCAGCAGTTCACTGAACTTAACCACTTTGTATGTTGGGCCATCTAACCAGTTGATGTATTTTGGATCGTCACCATACTCTAACACCATCATGCCACGTTCAAAATCGTCCGCGTCAGCATAGTTGTGGGCAAATGGTGATCCCATGTAGTGTATGTTGCCAGATATCTGTCTTTTGTGGAAATGTCCTGTAAACACTTGTCCATGCCCATTAAAATGTTCACGTTGTATTTCAGCAGTGTCTGGCATACGCACCATGGCGTTCATTAAGAAATTAGGGAGTTCAAAGTGCCCAAAAGTATAATCACTGTTTATATCACGAATGTTTTTCCATTCTTCGCCAACTAACCAGGGGATAAATGCGACATTATTAGTGGTGGTTGGTTCTGATATAATGTTTATACGTTCGATATTTCTTGCAAACGCCATAGAACTTACTTCCCTTGTCTCCTTGTAGTACAAATCGTGATTGCCTAGCAAGAAGTGGGTTGAGTCAAAATTCTTTGATAATTTTTCTAAATTGTTCAAAGAATAGGAAAGTGTATCAACATTAATGGCCGCACGTTGGTGATGCCAGTCACCTAAAAAGATACAAGTTTCGCAGTTGTTTTCTTTGGCTTGGCCAATAAACCAATCAACGAATTTATCTGCGTCTTGATTGAACTGCTTTGAATTACTTTTATTACCGAAGTGAATGTCCGTAAAACAAGCCGCCTTTTTAAATAAGTTTGTCAATGTCGCTTTCCTTATAACAAGTATAAGACAATATGACACTAAAAGTCAATCTACTTTTTTGGTGTGTATGGTGTGTTTGTAAGTTCTTGATTTTGTCTTGTTGAAGATGGTTTCATCTGTGCCAACTCTAGTAAATCATCTCTTATGTTTTGATTTTTCTTTTCAATGTTTAATATTCTTGTAAAAGAATTTGTTATAGCCGCAGTGTAGTATGCAAATGGATTGTCAGATTTTGATTCATCAAATTGCAAACCAATTTGTGATAATTGCAATAGTGCTTGTGATTGCATTTCATCATTTGCAGTATAACCACGCCAGTTTGCTCTTGTGGCATACCTTTTGCACAATAACAAAAACATCCTTGCTAACTTTTCTGTCATTTTGCCTGATGGATGATCTAATGGTGCTTCAAACTTGCCATTACTCATTGATCCAACCCAATGAGATTTGCCTACACATTTTAATTTTTCTGATGAATCAAACTTGTAATGTTGGAATGGTGGAAAGTTTATTTTTGCTCTGTGGTCAGCTTCTGTTTTTGGTTTGCGTTTTCTTCCTGGCTCTAGCGGTATGTGATCATATGTCATTACTCTAAACACAAGATCAGTTTTAATGATTTTTTGCCACTTCACTGCAAATTCAGCCTGCTTTACTTTTTTGTTAGTTTTTTTTGCAGTTTCATATGCTTCTTTTTGCATAGCCAAAGCTCGATTACGTTTTGCTTGAGCAACTGTTCTAATGTTAATTTTGTCTAGTGACGGCACTATGATATCATATTTGTCGTAGCCTTCGCGTACATATGAACAATAGGTGTTTTTGCTCTTGTGAATTTCTTTAAGTATGTCTTTATTGTTTAGATAATTTACTGGCATGTACTAATAAGTGTATGGTATTTATTGTTTTTTTGCAACCAATAAATCAAAATATACGCACATTTTATTTGCAATAAATATACTGCATGTCAGATCTACTAAAGAACATCACGAAAAAAGTTAGCACAGGCATTTCTGTTGGAAACAAGAGTGGCACACGATTGAGTCTAGCCAATCTTCCATTAGGAGGAATACTAGGACAATCCGGCAGGACGCCGATGCAACCATCTGTGTTGAGTGGATCAGGCAATGCAGAAAAAGATTGGAGAGTTAGATTAAGTCTTCCTCCTGCGGCAACAGGTTTTTATAGAGATTCGCCATTGATGGCTCCTTTAAAAGATACAGATGGCATGATATTTCCGGTAACTCCAACTATCATTGTGCAGAACAGTGCAAACTATACTCCACAAGAATTGCCACACACCAACTATCCATACTATGCTTATAACAATAGTAGAGTAGATGCTATGAGCATCATTGGAAACTTTCCTGTGCAAAATGCAACTGAAGGCCAATATTGGTTAGCTTCGATGCATTTCCTAAGAACAGCCTCAAAAATGTTTTTTGGTCCAGGAGAGTCACAAGGCAATCCACCACAAATTTTAAGGTTGAATGGATATGGTGATTTTATGTTTAAAGATGTACCAGTCATCATTGAACAAGTAACAATAGAATTGAGGGAATCAGTTGACTACATTGCAGTAACTGCCTCCGCTGGTAGTGGGAAAGAAAACGGCAGTCAAGTAAGTTCGGCTAACAACAACAGAGCTTTTAATCCATCTGATAGATATGGTTCTGAAAAACAACTTAATGATCAATATGGCAACCAAGTTGCAAGTAATGGTGGACAAGGCATCACAAGAGTGCCAACCGATTCTGTGTTTACAGTAGTGGTACAACCAATCTACTCAAGAAAGAAAATTAAAGATAAATTTAATCTCAAGGACTTTGCTAATGGCATATTGGCTAAAGATGGATTTATTTAATGGCAAAATATCAAACAACATCACCATATTACAGAACATCAAAAGGTTCTGGTTATCTTGGCACATATGAACCAAGAACATTCAATATCAACAATAGTGACATCGAATACAAAATAGATAGATGGTACAGCCAACGTCCAGATCTATTGGCATTTGACTTGTATGGCAATGCTAAATTGTGGTGGGTGTTTGCTGTGCGTAATCCGGATGTAATAAAAGATCCAGTGTATGATTTTGTAGAAGGTGCTATCATCAGAATTCCAAGGCAAGATGATATTGAAGCTGGCATAGGAGTATAACATGCCAATTCTAGCGGCAGTCCCAGTCTATTATGTAGGAGCCGCGGCTTTTACTTCTTTAGCGGCCGCTTATGCATACATCAACAGAGAAGGACTTTCAGAGTCAGTTTCAGATGCATACAATTATTACACTGGCAATGATGAACTTACTACATTAGAAGACCTTGGCATTAAGACAAACGAATCAACCAACACATACAAAACATATGATTATGCTTATGTGGATCAAAAAGATCTAACAGTAAAAGATATTAAAGATCAAAAAACATTTGTAGATATGAGCAGTGCAGGTTACACAGGCACTCAGTATGTTGGACAGAATGTTGTCAATCTGACTCCAGATGTAGTCAACGATGCAACTATTAAACCACAGCTTCAAGAATTAGTTTCATTGGAACAGCAAAAAAACAAAATGATACAAACCAAAGAATGGGACAAAGTATCTTTATCAACAAAAAATTTTTATAACAGTCAAATACAAGAAAAAGAAACAAACATTGTGAACAGTATTAAAAGTGCACCAAGCCTGGAAGTTAAGCCATATGAGAGCATAAGCGTCAAAGATAGACCAAAATCTTTACCTTTAGGATCAAATCCTGCCATTGATACTAAACCTGTTGTAAATGCTCCTGCTGTTAATAGTTCAACCACAGTGATGCAACAGGCAGTGAGAAACAATGCAATGGAAGAAGCGGCACCTCCTGCTACAACAAATTATACAGGGCAAACACCACAGGGTCCAGGACCAGTATTTTATAATGACACAAACAACACTTCTGGATATCAAAATAAAGATACAAGTACAAAAGTAGGCACTGTGGCAGACAGTGATGCAGTAGATGGCGCAAGAGCAAAAAATAAAGGAGCCAAAGTAGAAAATATAATTGATGACAAACAGCCAGGGCAAAATTTACTGTACGACCTTGAACCTGCAACATATGAATTCACTTTGTCTGCTATTTCAAATTCTGATTACAACACAGGACAATTTGATGCATTAGCTGATACAAATGTTGTAATCAAAACCAGTGGTCTTGGCAAAGAAGGACTTGCTCCAGGATCACAACTTAATCATCACATAAGAAACATGAGATTGAAGAGTGTGGTTGGATTGAACAACAAAACTAGAGTGTCTAATGTTCACACCTTGCAATTCACAGTGTTTGAGCCTTTTGGCACTACACTTTTTAATGATTTGCATGATGCCGCAGTGGCAGTTGGCCATCCAAATTATTTAAAGGGCATATATCTGCTCACGCTGAGATTTTATGGCATGGATGATGAAGGCAAGGCAAACGGCCCATATGGACCAAAAAAATTCTTTCCAATTCGAATTATAAATTGCAATTTCAACGTCACAGGCGGAGGCACAGAATACCAATTTGAAGCGGTGCCACAACCTGCTTTAACTTTAGCAGACACCACTAACAAAACCACACAACCTATCAACCTTAAAGGAGACACTGTAGGTGCTTTGTTGTTTGATCTACAAACACAATTAAACAAGCAACCGCAAGTTAAAGATTCAGAATTTTTACAGTATGGCATCCGAATAGGTGGAGGCACAGCATCACAAAGTGATATAGCAAATCAAATTACTGCTGGCACCAAAGATGAAATACTTGTGTTTGGTGCAGACACCCCATTTCAAGCGGCAGTAATGTTTTCAGCGTCTATCAATCATGACAAGTTTTCTCAATCTGCAAACAAAGTGATAGAAGAACTTAACGATGAAGGTAAAAAGTTAGCACAAGTCAGTGGACGTGATACATCAGGCATTGCTTTCGGTAACAAATTTGCTACAAGAGTATACACTTTCAACAGAGGCACTTCTGTTTTGGCTATCATACAAGCTATAATTGATTCAAGTGATTACATTCTAAGGCAAACTGCAACCGAAGATGTAATGAATATTGATACCAACGCAAATGGTGATGTGCCATGGTACAAGGTAGACTACAAAAATTTTCCTGTTGAAACTGATGGTGGCGCACAAGAAAATAAGTTTTACATCATACGTCCATACTATGTTGATCAATACAAAGCATTTCCTGAAACAGTAGGCGGAGTAAAATACAATGTAAAAACTATTGCTAGGGAATACAACTACATTTACACAGGAGAAAATAGAGATATACTTGACTTTGACTTACAATACAATTTTGCATTTTTTGCCGCTCAAGCGGCACTGCCAGACAATTCACCTGGGGGTGATGACAAAAGAATTGTCAAAGGTGAAGTAATTACGCAAAAATATGGCAAAGGGCCAGCTGGATCAAATATGGACAAAGGATTGGTGCCAGTTGAATCAAAACCATCTGATGTAGATGACAGAGGGTCAACACAAGGCGCTGAACGAGGAGATGTCACAGGGTACAGAGCTTCTAATATAATCAAAGAACAACTTTCAAATCCAGAAGCAGATTTGCTATTGCTTGAAATGACTATATTAGGTGATCCTTTTTATCTGGCTCAGGAAGACTTCAACCCAAATATTTTAACAGCAAGTGAAACTAATTCATTTGAATTAGAAGATAGATCCATTGATATGAATAACGGGATGGTATATCTCAAAATTAATTTTAAAACTCCTGTAGACATTGATGATGAGTCAGGTAGATTAGCTGGACTGCAAGGCATAGGCAAATATGATACATCATTCTTCAGCGGATTTTATCAACTTATAGATATTGAAAGTAACTTTGAAGATGGAGTATTCACTCAAAGATTGCAAATGGTTAGACTGCGACATCAAGAATCAGAAAATGTACAAAGCATTGAAAACAACACAGAAGAAGAATATGCAAAAGCATCTGGCGCCTTTGACACTAACACCAGTGTAGAAAAAGAAAAGACTGCCGAAACAAGCATGAGTACAGGGAAAAATGGGTATTTCAATCAAGCATTCAACAAGTTTGTACAGGCAGGTGCAGGCGGCTCAGGTAGAAACAATCCAGACAGTCAAAACTATGTAGGTCCACAAACCAAAACCAACATCACTGCAGACAATAAAATAATAGGACAAAGTTAATGGCAACAGAAAGATTTACACAAAAACCACAACAAAATTTTGTTTCAGGTGGTGACCGAGTTGCCAGTCATGCTCTATACATTGCCACAGTGAAAGCAACCGCAGACAATGAACGCATGGGCAGGATCAGAGTGTTTGTTAATGCATTTGATGGAGACCAAAATGATTCCAACACATGGATTACTGTCCGATACCTCACACCTTTTTATGGTGTTACGCCATCTGAATTAGCTGTGCCAGGCTCGAATGATTGGAGCAAAACACAAAAATCATATGGCATGTGGATGCCACCGCCAGACATAGGCACCAAATGTGCTGTAATGTTTGAAGAAGGAGATCTTAGTCGTGGTTATGTGATTGGATATCCAATGGACTTATACATGAACAACATGATACCAGGCAATCCATCCAGTAGGCTAAAAAACATTGATGAAGATTCAGATGATTATGATTCAGAATTGCTAGAACAAAAAATTGCAAATGTTCCTGTCACTGAATACAACAAAGCATCTGATGTAACTACACCAGACACTACTCGTAAGCCTGTGCATCCATTTGTTGATACACTGATCACACAAGGACTTGCCAACGACAATGTACGTGGTAACACATCATCTTCTGCAAGAAGAGAATCACCTTCACAGGTGTTTGGAATATCCACACCAGGACCAATTGACTTTACAGGACAAATATCAAAAGATCCTACGGTTGGCAACTTTCATGGTGCCATACAAGACAAAGATGGCAAAGTTATCAAAAGAGCCAATTCAAGACAAGGTGGACATACCTTTGTTATGGATGATGGTACGCCACAAGAAAATATAAACAATGAAATAGTAGGCAACAAAACAAACGAATTGATAAGACTGCGTACACGCACAGGACATCAAATGGTCATGCATGACACAGAAGGCCTAATCTATATAGGTTCGGCATCCGGCAAAACTTGGCTTGAATTTACAAAAGACGGCAAGATAGACATCTTTGCAGAAGATTCCGTCAGTGTG